GTGGTGGTCGGGTACCGCCTACCCTTGATGCGTGGCCACGCAACGCACCGGGGTTGGCCGCGGCAAACGCCGCGAGCCTGTCGAGAAGAAACGCCGACGTGGCGCAGAGTTGCGCGGGCATCTGCCTGCGGTGCCGGTGCCCGAGTTCGCCCTGGCGACGGTCGGCCTCGGCGATCTGCCCAAGGCACCGGACACATTGTCCGACTACGGCTCGGCCTACTGGTCGATGTTCTGGAACGCGGGTCGGCGTCATCTGAGCGAAGCCCACGACTCGGCACTCATCGAGCGGTTGTGTCTGGCGTTCGAGCAGTTGGCTCGGATTGAGGCGTGGCTCGGTACCGATGTGACGCGCTGGTTTTATGAGACGGCGAATGGGCAACTTGTGACGCATCCGCTCATCAAGCAGAAGACGGAGCTGAATGCTCAGGTGACTGCTTGGCTATCGTTGTTGGGGTTCACACCGTCTGACCGGGCGAGGCTCGGTCTCGCCGAGATAAGGGTTGCCAATGAGCTCGATCAGTTCCGTCGTCGCAACACCAAGGTGGTCGACGCCGAGGTTGCACCCGCAGTCTGACGGTCAGCGTGTCGCGGATTTCGCGTCGACGTTCATGCATGTCTCCAAAGGGATACGTGCCGGTGACCCGTTTGTGTTGGTGCCGTGGCAGCGGCAGTTGATTGAGAACCTCTATGAGCGCAGGTCCGATGGTCTGTTGAGGTATCGGCGCAGTCTGATTGGTCTGGGCCGCAAGAACGGGAAGTCGCTACTCGGTTCGCTGGTCGCGCTCTATGGTCTCATCGAGGGCGAGCATGGTGCTGAGGTGTATTCGGCGGCTGGTGATCGTCGCCAGGCGCGTGTGGTGTTTGATGAGGCGAAATGGCAGGTGCAGCAGTCGCCTGCGTTGAGCGGAATCTGCAAGGTGTACCGCGATGCGATTGAGGTGCCCAGCACGCACAGCGTGTATCGGGTGTTGTCGAGTGATGCGAAACTTCAGCAAGGTCTGAACCCGAGCACGGTCATCTTTGACGAGTTGCACGTGCAGCCGAACTCAGAGCTTTGGGATGCGTTGACGCTCGGTTCGGGTGCGCGACGTGACCCGCAGATCGTGGCCATCACGACGGCGGGCTACGACCTGTCGAGCATCTGCGGAACTCTTTACGCCTACGGCCAGAAGGTGTGTCGCGGTGAGATTGAGGATGAGCAGTTCGGGTTCTGGTGGTGGGAAGCGCCAGAGGGTTGCGACATGAATGACCGTGATGCGTGGTTGCAGGCGAATCCGAATCTTGCGGAAGGTCTGCTTGACATGGAGGACATGGAGATTGCGGTGCGTCAGACGAGCGAAGTCAGTGTGCGTCGGTATCGGTTCAATCAGTGGGTTCGTACTGCTGAGGATTCTTGGTTGCCCCAGGGTGCGTGGGAGTTGTGTCGTGAACCAGAGTTGCAGTTGCAGCCGGGTGCGCCGACGTGGGTTGGTGTTGACATGGCGTTGAAGCGCGACACGACCGCGGTCGTGTTGGTGCAGCGTGTCGAGGGTCGGCTGGTGGCGCGGGCGAAGATTTGGTTGCCCGAAGGTGGCGTGCTCGATGTGGCTGCGGTCGAGTCGTATCTGCGTGAGGTGGCTCAGCAGTACGACATTCAGGAGATTGCGTTCGACCCGGCGTTCTTCATGCGCACCGCCGAAGCGTTGGCCGAAGACGGATTCCCGATGGTCGAATACCCGCAATCACCGCAGCGTATGGTTCCTGCGTGCGGCAACCTGTACGAGTTGATTGTGAATCAGAAGCTCGCGCACGACGGCAATCCGCTGTTCTCCGATCAGGTGTTGTCGGCTGCGCAACGTGTGAAGGACAACGGTTGGACGTTGAGCAAAGGCAAATCGAAACGCAAGATTGACGCGGTGATTGCGTTGGCGATGGCGACCGACCGGGCGACGACGACACCCGTCGAGGCTCCGACGCCTGGCTTCTTCGTGGTGTGACTAGCCTTGTTCGTCTAACCTAGGAGGTCAGGATGGTCGTGGTCGTACTTGAAGTTCTCGGAATCGTTGCGCTGGTCGCCGCTGGGTTCTTGGTTGCACCGGCATTGGGTGCGATGGTATTCGGCGTCGCCTGTCTCGCTACCGCGTTCGCGTTGGCCCGTGCCGAAAAAGTTAGTGACGAAGAATGATTCTTGACCGCCTGATTCCGTCGCGTCGAACCAACGACGAAGAACGCGCCATCTCGTTCCAATCGCTATTCGCGATGGGCGACGGCTACACGTTCACGACGAACTCGGGCGTCTACGTCACCCAAGAAGATTCTCTCAAGATTGGCACGGTGTACGCCTGCGTGCGTCTCATCGCCGACACGATCGCCAGCCTGCCTGTTGATTCCTACATCCGTCAGGAGGGTGTGCGTCTTCAGTATCGGCCGCGTCCGGTGTGGCTTGACGCGCCTGACATCGGAGTCACCAAAGACGACCACTTTCAGCAGGTTCTCGTTTCGCTGCTGTTGAACGGCAACTCGTTCACGCGCATCATCCGTGACGAGGAAGGTGAGGTGCTCGCCCTGTCGGTGTTGAACCCGCAGGATGTCGAGGTGCGTCGCGACCAGTTCGGTCGGCTCTTCTACGTGCACAACGCCAAGGACCGCATCGAAGACGTCGACATGATTCACATCAAGGACTTGGTGCTGCCGGGCGAGTTGCGTGGCAAGTCGCGCATCGACCTCGTCAAAGAGAACCTCGGTCTGTCGCGTGCGCTCGAGGAGTTCGCCGCACGATTCTTCGGACAAGGCTCGTCGACGACTGGCATCATTCAGTTCCCTGGCAACCTCTCACGCGAACAGGCCAAGAACCTCGTCGATGCGTTCGAGGATGGCCACAAGGGTTTGCGTCGTTCGCATCGTCCAGGCATCCTGTTCGGTGGGGCGACGTTCCAGAAGACCGGTGTCGACCCGAACGAATCACAGTTCCTCGAGTCACGCCAGTTCGCGGTCGAAGAAATCGCACGCATCTTCCGTGTCCCACCGTCGATGATCGGTGTGACCACGCCGGGTGCGATGTCGTATGCGTCCGTTGAAGCGAATCAACTTGCGTTCCTTCAACATTCGCTCGTTCCGTACTTGAGCAAACTTGAATCCGAATACAGCGTCCTGCTGGCCGGTCGAGCGTTCATCCGTTTCACTACCGCAGGTCTTCTGCGTGGCGACATCGCCGCACGCAACGCCTCCTACTCGTCAGGTTTGGCGAACGGCTATCTGTCGGTCAACGACGTGCGCCGCTTTGAGGACATGACGCCAATCGAAGGTGGCGACGCCTACCGCGTACCGCTCGCCAACATTGACATCACCGCAGCGAACCTCGCCGACCTTGACCGCAAGTCGCTCATCGCGCAACGTCTCGTGCTCGCAGGCTTCGACCCGGCTGGCGTGCTCGCAGCTCTCGACATGCCGAGCATCGAACACACCGGTCTGCCATCGACGCAGTTGCAGCCTCTTGCGAGCGTCAACCCTGTCGACCCGACGGCCGCCTACGAAGTCAACTCGAAGCGCGAACTCAACCTCAACATGCCCGAACAAATCGTCCACGTCCCAGCCCCGCACGTGCACGTCGACGCGCCGGTCGTCAACGTGCCCGAGACCGTCGTCAACGTCAACGTGCCAGAGCAACGCACGGTCATCCGCAGCGTTGTTCGTGGCGAGGACGGACGCATCAACGAAATCATCGAAAGGGTTGAAGGCTGATGGCAACGGGTGTTTCTTCGTATCTTGCGAACGCATGGCTTGACGCGGTCGGCAACGCAACATCTTTCTCGGTTGCGACCGTGTATGTAAAACTGCATGTCGGTGACCCTGGAGCCAACGGAACATCGAACGCGGCAACGGAAACGACACGCAAAGCCGCGTCGTTCGCAGCCGCCTCGTCGGGCTCGATCGCATCTGATGCCGCAATCACCTGGACGAACATCGCCGGTTCGCAAGACGCAACCCACTTCACCGCATGGGACAACGTGTCCGCAGGAAACTTCCTCTTCTCGGGAACCATCACCGCCAACGCCTACACCGCAGGCGACACGTTCACGATCTCGTCGGGTGCGCTCACAGTCTCGCTGACCGTCGCATCCTGAGTAGGCAACCGTGACGACACGGTTCATCCTCGACACCTCGCAACTCGACGACGCGAACGTCGGACTCGACGGCCCGTCACCAGCGTTCGTCCTCGACACCTCCGCCCTCGACGGCAACGGCAAACTCGACGGCGTCACGTTCACGACCACGGCAACGGCTGCCGCCGCTTTGGGTGCCGTATCGGCATCGGCGACCGGCACGGTCACACCCGTCATCACCGCAACCGCCGACGCGCCACTCGGCGAACTGCTCGCCGAAGTATCCGAAATCGTCATCACCGTAGATGCTGACGCAACAGCCGACCTCGGCGGGTTGACCGCCAACGGCGATGCTGTCGTCAGCGTGGTCGCAGAGGCGTCTGCGAGCCTCGGAGAAGCGACATCGGCGGCAACTGGTGTCATCACCGTGGTCGCCTCAGCCACGGGCCTCCTGGGCGGTCTGGTGGGTTCAGCCGACGGAATCATCTCCGCTGACGCGGTCGGCGATGCCCCGCTCGGTTCACTCGCCGCAACCGCCACCGGCACCGTCACACCGCAGCCGACACCAGAACCGCAAGGTCAAGGTGGCGGTCGACCGTATCCGCAACGCAAACCGAAACCGAAGAAGGTTGAGCCCATCATCGAGCTCGTACCTGAAATCGTCGTCGTGCCAACCAAGACCGTGCTGGCGTACTGCACACCGATCGTGGCATCGGTTGCGGCCACCGCTACTGGTGCAATCACGTTCTCAGGCGAGGACGACGACTTGCAAGTAATGTTGATGCTCTGAGGTAAATCATCATGCCCGTGTACCAAGGTCAAATCTCTGTCGGAACTGTTGCGACCATTCTCAATCCGTCTCGGGCGCAGCCCGGTGTTATGCACATCGTGAATCAAGACAACACTGACACGGTGTACGTCGGAAATGCAGAAGTCACAACTTCAACCGGCCACGGCATTCCCAAAAGTGGCGACGTCGAGTTTCTGATTTATGCGTCGACGGTCATCTATGCGGTTTCATCGAAAACCGGTCACACTGTTTCTTGGATGCACATCACGCCCTGATGCCGTACTTCATCTCGGATTCCAATCCCGACTGCTCAGGTTGGGCCGTCGAGAAAGAAGACGGTGAAGTCATCGGCTGTCACACGTCGAAGCAGGATGCAATCGACCAGATGGTGGCGGTGTCAATCGCCGAGGACATGGAGCCGGGTGGCGAGCGTGCTCGAGCAGGAGAGTTGTTGGTTGACGACTATGTGTCGTGGACCGAAGGCGAAGAAACCAAATACGGCGAACTCAAGATGGTGTTCGGACCCGGCATGGTGCAGTTGCCGGGTATGGCTGGCGAAGTTGAATCCACCGAGGATGACCCGGTTGCGTTGATTCAGATTTATCAGCAAGGCGAAGAAGGATTCGAGGAACAGGAGATGTTCGTTGCGGTGAAGTTCTCTGAACTCACGCGCATGCCAGAACTTGAAGAATCAGAGGACGAACCAGAGTCAGAGGACGACGACGAAGAAACCGCTTCGTATGGCGACACACCCGACGACGACGATGCCGAAGACCGAGAGCTGCCAGACAACTATCGGCCAGCCGTCACCGCAGACGTTCCAGCGAACCACAACTGCGGCAACTGCGGCTACTTCAAGAACTTCTGGTGCAAGCGTTGGGATGCCGAAGTTTCGCCTGCCTACTACTGCAACGCCTGGGAACCGGTAGAGGGTTTGCCGAATGACAATCCTGGGCAGATGGTTCAGACTGGAGATGTCAACGATGAAGACCCGCAATACCAGCCGTACACCAACACCTACGATCGGCAGCTCTCCTTCGACGTGCCGGTCTACATCCGTGATGCTGCCCGCAAAGGTCTCGACTATTACGGGCAGGGTCTCGGTGGTGACGGTCTTGTGGCGAGAACTATTCGTGAGGCCCGCGAAATGGCTGCGGGAAGAATCAGCGAGGACAAAGTCATTCGTGCGAACGCTTGGGGAGCAAGACACCTGGTAGACCTCGAAGCGCCGCAGAACAGCGACGCCGACAACGACGGGTTCCCCGGCAACGGTGCGGTCGCGTTCTATCTGTGGGGCATCAACCCGCTCGATCCGTCGCCTGCGATGCAGTGGTTCGAGCGTCAGGCCGAACGTGTCCGCGAGGAGGAAGACCGCCTCGGATACCTGGTCACTCTCTCCCGCTTGTCAAGATTGTTCGTGGACAAGTAATCTCCGCTTAGGACTAGCATTGTCTGCCATGACCGAGAAGATTGAAACCCGGCGTCTCACCGTCAACGATTTCGAGGTTCGTCAAGGTCCAGCCGGTGACGGCATGTCATTCAGCGGTTATGCCGCAGTGTTCAATAGTGATTCTGAGCCGCTGCCGTTCATCGAGCGCATCATGCCTGGCGCGTTCCGCAAGTCGTTGAAGTCGCGCAACAACATCCGCATGTATCTCAACCATGATTCGTCGATGCTTCTTGCGACTAGTCGCGCCAAGACGTTGCGTCTGATGGAAGATGAGCGTGGCCTGAAAGTCGAGGCAGACTTGCCTGACACCACGATCGGTCGTGACCTGTCGACGCTCATCAAGCGTGGCGACGTGGATTCGATGTCGTTCGGTTTCTCGGTTCCGCCGAAGGGTGACTCGTGGTCGGATGACGGTTCGGTGCGTGAACTCAAAGAAGTTCGCCTTTACGAAGTGTCGGTCGTGACCGGGTTCCCCGCCTATCAGGCGACCAGCGCGTCGGTGCGAAGCCTGGACATGTTGGCTGAGCGGACTGCGTCGGATGCCGACAAGTTGGCAGACGCGATCACCGTGCTGGAAGCCGGGTCGGAGTTGAACGACGAGCAGGCCAGCCTTCTGCTGGACGTCGTCGGCAAGCTGCGTAAGAAGCCCGAGCAGATTCCTGCTTCGCTGCTTGCGAAGCAACTTGAACTGCAAGCCAAGCTCGTCTAGACTTCGTTCAAGAGTCTTCACTGCGGAGCCGCAGGAAGGTGCTGGTTGAGGAGCCTCGCCAGGTGGAATAAAAAATCCTTGCGACCCAACAATCACTTTCCCCGGAGGGAAAACCCATGAAGCAATACATCGACCAACAGGTTGAGGCGCGTCAGCGTGCTTGGGAAGCAGCAAAGGCTCTTCTCGACAAGGCTGCCTCAGAGAAGCGTGACCTCACCTCAGAAGAAGAGGCGTCATACCAGAAGATGAACGCCGAACTCAACGAGCGTGCTGCTCGCATCGAAGCCTTGAAGGCTGATGCCGAGCGCGAAGCCAAGATTGAAGCGGCCACCCGCGAGATCGCTGGTCAGGTTCGTCCGACCCAGAAGGCTGTCGCCAACGACGTCGACGTCATCCGTTCGATGGCTCGCGGCGAGACCCGTTCGTTCACCTTCGAGACTCGCGACGTCGTCAAGACTTCGACGGGTGCACCGGTGCCGACGTCGTTCTACGACCAGGTCATCATGCAGGCTCGTCTCGTCGGCCCGATGTTGGACACCTCGACGGTGTTGCGCACGGCTGGTGGCGAGAACCTCCAAATCCCATCGCAGGCTTCATGGTCGACCGGCACGGTCACTGGTGAAGGCACCGCGATCGGCGAGTCGGACCCCGGCTTCAACAGTTTCATCACCTTGGGCGCGTACAAGTATTCGTTCTTGGTGCAGCTGTCGCGTGAACTCATCGAGGACGCGGGCGTGGACATCCTCGCCTTCCTCGCGGAGCAGACCGGCAACGCCATCGGCTACGCAGTCAACGCAGACCTCACCACCGGCAACGGCACGAACAAGCCCAAGGGCATCGTGGCCGCCGCTGGCTCAGGTGTGCTCGGCACGACCGCTGGTGGTCTGTTCACCGCGGACAACCTCATCGACCTGGCGTACAGCCTGGACGGCGCAGCGCGTCGTCTGCCTGGCGTCGGCTGGATGATGAACACCGCTTCGCTCGGTGCAGTCCGCAAGTTGAAGGACACCGCTGGTTACTACATCTTCAGCCCAGCGCTGGCAGATGGCAACGACCAGCTGTTGAACTTCCCGGTGTTCGAGAACCCGGCAATGGCGTCGCAGGCTTCTGCCGCCAAGTCGGTCATCTTCGGCCACCTCCCCAGCTACTACGTGCGTCAGGCCGGTGGCCTGCGCCTCGACCGCAGCGACGACTACGCATTCAATGCGGACCTCGTCACGTTCCGCGCCACGATGCGCGTGGACGGCAACCTGCCGCAA